TAAGTCTATTATTAATCCTCCTTATGGTATGAAAGGTTCTGAGAATGAGTTTGATTTTATATTAAAACAACTTGAAAGTGTAGAAGAAGGTGGTATAGTTAGTGCTATTATACCAATTAGTAAATTAAATAATAATACCAAAAATAATAAATATAAGAAAAAATTATTAAAAGTATGTCAAGTAAAAACTATAATAATATGTAGAAAATCATTATTTTACCCACATGCAAGTGTGCATTGTTGTATTTTAATTTTAGTAAAATCTATAATCGGAAATAAATTAAGTACTAATATTATTAATTATAAAGATGATGGATTTAAATTAGTTAAACAAAATGGATTAACTAAATTGAATTCATTCCAACAAAATTTTGATAATATTATTAATTTATATAATAATAATAATAATAATAATAATAATGATACTTTATTATTATGTAATAATAATTGGCATACTATAGCAAATAATAATGAAATTATATTAAATACAAAAAATATTAAAATTAAATTATTAGATATTGAATGTAATAAAAAAAAAGAACAAATTGGTGATATATTTTTAAATAATTGTGTTATTATGAATACGTTTAAATTAACTGATTTATTTAATATAGATAAGACTATTAATGTATATATTAAAAATATAGATAAGAGTAAAAATAGTGGATATAAATTAATATCTTCAACTAAATATAATAATGGTTGTGTAGGGTATATGAATAAATATGATTATATGGAAAATTGCTTAACATTATCTGACTTAGGTGAGGATTGTAGTTGTTTTTATCAAAATACTAAATTTTCTAAAACAAATCATATATTCGTTTTACGTTATAAATCAGATATATCATTAAAGGTATATATTTATCTATCCGATATAATTGAAAATACAGTAAAAAATTTATACTCAAATTTTAGAAATATTAATTTAAAACTATTATCTGATTTACATATTTCATTACCAATTACTGAAAATAATGAAATCGATTATAAGTATATTGAAAATTTATTTTAATTATCTAATTTTATTTTTTTAATATAATATATATTAATATAATGTCTAATATGATACCACAAAAAATAAAATTTGATGATTATCCAGAATTTGCCCCAAATTTAACACCATATCAAATTATGAAAAAAGGTTCATTTGGAGGTACTTATTGGAGACCTATTTATTCTTCAGTAACTAAAAAGAATTACAAAAATCAACATAAAAAATATAAATGGAATTTACCAGATGAAATGGTTATTTCTGAAAAATGTAATAAATTGATTAATAAATATAAAGTAGTTAGTGGTACGTCATTAGAATATTGGGAATCTAAAGAATGGATAAATAAAATCGACCCTTATGGTTGGGTCCAATGGTATTGTAATTTTTATGATGGAAGAAGAACTAATGATGACGAAAGACAAATTAAAAGATGGTTAGGAATCGCTGGTCCCAATGGTAGATTTAAAAAAAGATTAATAAATATGATAAAAAAAAATAATAATATGTATGATGATTATACAATTAGTCCAGTTATTCGACAATTGTTATTACAATGGGGTTATGAAATTACCAATAAAGATATGGTGTAATAGATATATGATATATATTATTTATCTGATTAGTAATACTAATTTTACTGTTTAATTTAATAATATAATTAATTATATCATCAGTATTATTTTTTTTAAATTGTATAATTATATCATTATCACTATGATAAGCATAATACATTTTAATAATTATAATATTTTTATTACAAATTGAATATTTAATTAATTTATTTAAATGTATTAGATAATTTTGTTTGCTAATATATGTATTATTCATATTATGAAGTTATAATATGTAAAATAAAAAATCAATTTTTTTAAAATAAAAAATCAATTAATATTTAGTATATATAGAATTTATTTTTATTTTAAAAGTCTTCATCAAGAGAAATTCCAACATTTACATCATTATATGTATTTGCTTTAGAATATGAATTTTCTCTTGACTCAAAGAAATTTGATTTATGTTGTAATCCAATGTTTTCCATATATACTAATGGATTTTTTGTATTATAATATTTTTTCTCTCCAATATTTTGTAGGAGATTATCAGCAATAAATTCTATGTATTGCTTCATATAAGTAGAATTAATACCTATTAAATTACATTTAAATGATTCTGTAATGAATTCTTGTTCAATTTTAACAGCCTCGGTAATAATTTGTATTACAGTTTTATAATTACATTCAAATTTATAATCATCTCTTTCTTTTAATTGATTATATAATTCACAAGCAAAATCTCTATGCAATCCTTCATCTCTAGAAATAAATTCATTAGATTTTGTTAATCCCTCCATCAAATTTCTATCTTTGAGCCAAAATATGGCAGCAAAACTTCCACTAAAGAATATACCTTCTAGAGAAGCAAATGCTATCAACCGAGTAGCAAAACTTGCATCCATATCTTCAATCCATTTGAATGCCCATTGTGCCTTTTTTTGAATACAAGATATATTTTTTATACCATTTTTTAGATATGATAATTGTTGCTTATCTTTAATATATACGTTTAACATAGTTTCATAAGTAATACTATGTATATTCTCCATCATTTTTTGATGATCATAAAACATTTGAACATAAGGGTTCATATCTGATGGTAATGACTTAACATCAGTAGAAAATCGTTCTTCCAAATTAATATTAACTATTTGATCACTCTGTGCGAAGAATGATAATATATTAGAAATGAAATATCTTTCTTCATCCTTAAGTGAATTCCATTGTTCTAAATCCTTTGAAAAATCAATTTCTTTAACTATCCAATAACTGGATTCTGACTTTAAATAAAAATCATATATTTTTTGATTTCTAATAGGAAAGATGTTTTGTAGTGATTGATTATTAGATTCCATATTTATATATAAATATATAAATAGATTCAATTTTTTAAATATACACTTTAGATATTTATATTAATATATTTAAAATTGAATTTAATATAAAAAATATATTAAATAAATACTAAAATATAATGAATACAGATAATATAACAATAACCAATAATAAAAATAATATTGATTTTAATACTGGGAATAATATTAAAATCGTTTGTAAATATAGAAATGTTTATAATTGTAAATATATTAATTTAGTTGATTATGAGTATGCTATTCGCAATATGGAAGAAAATAACCAATATATATGTACTGAATGTTCTAAAAATTATGTTGATGACAACTTTTTCAATGTTATTGATACACAAGAAAAGGCATACTTTTTAGGATATAATCTTTCTGATATAAATAGGTCATTAAGTTTAGATGATAACTGTAATAAAATATATATAAATATTAATAATGGAAATCACTTAATTTTATTAAAAAATATTATATGTAAAAAAATTAAATTATATAACTGTAATTTTATTATCGAATCTAATGAGATTTATAATGCATTAAAAATATTATTTAATAGTAATAAACTACGTACTTTAGATTTTGATAATGATAATTTAAAATGGAGTTTTATACGAGGTATATTTGATAAATATGGAATTATTAATGTAGATGATATGTTTATTATATTACAATGTAATATATATTCAAGTAAAACATTAGATATATCATATAATATTATACAAAATATATATAAATTTATTGGTATTGATAGTGAGTATAGTTATAATCATATAAAATATAATAATTATAATTGTTTGGATGTTTTATCAAAAATTTATAATTATAATGAAAATGATGAACTTATAAATACTGAATATAGATATCCATATCTTGATATTAATTTTAAACATTTTAAAACTATTATCAATAATTTTAATTTAATCAATTTAAATAATGAAAATAGTATTTGTAAAGTTTTGAGAGTTGATAAAAGTGCTATTATACCATATAAGAATAACATTTCGGATGTTGGTTATGATATAACTGTAATAAAAGAACATAAAATATTAAATAATAATACAATATTATATGATACTGGAATTAAATTATATCCATCAGTTGGGTATTATACAGAAATAGTGCCAAGATCTTCTTTATCAAAATCTGGATATATATTATCTAATTCTATAGGTATTATTGAAAATACATATTCTGGAAATTTATATATAGCATTAACAAAAATTGAAGAAGATGCCCCTGATATAAAATTACCATTTAGATGTGCTCAATTAATATTCAAAAAACAATTGATTATAAATATACAAGAAATTACTTGTCCTCCATCAGAAGGAACTACTAGAGGTTCTGGTGGGTTCGGAAGTACTTAATATTATTGTTTATTTATTTTTATAGATATTTCCTTTATATAACCTACTATTTTTTTTATTCTTTCATCAGTTTTAAAACTATCTCTTTTTAAATTCTCGACATCATTTTTTAATATTGTTATTTCTTTATTTTTTAGTGCTAATTCATCATAAATATTTTGAACATTTGAATCTACATTACTACTAATACCATCTATACTATTTGTTATAACACCGTGCTCTATAACATTAGCAATTTTTTTATACAATTTTTCTATATTATTTAATGCTATAGAAAATGTCCCAGAATTAAATTTTGTAGATATTACTCGATTAAATGACAATAATAAATATACCTTTTCAGTATTATCCTTCAATACTCTACTATAGATTCTAACTAAATACCCTCCTTTCTTTAATATCTTATCTGATTTATTCATATATCTTATAAAGTCATTTACTTCTAAATCTTCTATACTATCAATATCAACCTCAATAAAATCATCTAAAGAATATTCATTATCTTTAGTCCTTTCTATTTTTAATTTTGATTTCTTAGTATCTTTTTTCATTGACAAACTGGTATCCAAATGTTCGTCATTTTCATTAGACATATTCTTATTTTCATTAGGCATATAATTTTCTATATTATATATTGATTTGGTATCCCCATTTAGATTAAACATTATTTAATGTATTAAATAATTTTGAATAGTTATTATATAAATATAAATATAATTATATTTTATGATAGTAATTTATTATGGATAAACTAATTTTTGATAAAGAAGAAAATGAAATATATAGAGAAAAAATTATAGATGATTATAATTTAATTATACATAAAAATGAAATAGATATAGAACAATTTGATTATGATAATAGTTCTATTAATAATGTATTTAATTTTATTAATATAAATAAATTCAATATTGATAAATTAAATACAATATGTATAACATTCAAAATAATAAGAAATTATAATATAATTAATTACGCCTATCTTTATTGTAATTACGATGACCTTAATAATATTCTAGAATATAAATATATAACATTAAGCCCCAGTTTAGAATCTAAATATGGAGAATTTAGGCGCGGTTTAATAAATTTTAATAAATTTAAACTATTATCTAAATATCAAGATTTGATATATTATTTTGAAAAAAATATAACAAAAAAATTTAAAAATAATAAATTCAAATTAATATGGGAAATATTTTCTGAAAAAAAATCAGATAAGATTAATAATTTTATAACTAATGAGATGGCAATTAATTATTATATAATAGCTTATATAATAGAATTATATAAAATATATAATAAACAACAAGAAAAACATATTAATAAACTATTTGGAGATACTATGTTTGATGATAGTGATTTAGATTATTTAAAATTTTATATTAAATTAAATAAAGAAAATGAAATATCAATTCAAGAATTTATTATTGATTTTACTAAAGATTATAATAATTTTGAATATTCACAAAAGATAGTTCCATTTAGTTTTTTGGAATTATCATCATCTGCCAATATTATACATACACAGTGGAAGGAATTGGTTATTAATAATAGAGTAAATAATTTATTATATAATTTTGTTACTGTTGGATTTCCAATATATGTTGATTGGTTTTTAATTCATAATAGTAGTAAAAATTTATATGACAATAAATCTATATTTAAAAAATTGTTATATAACGAACAACTACTGGGTTTATTAAAAAATTATGATAAGTATAATGACAAAAAAAAATATAATAGAATAATAATTGATAATTATATAAACTTAAAAGAAAAAAGGAATGTATCATATAAATCCAATATAAATAATATATTATTTACAAATTATAGTATATGTTATGTATATGAATATGTAGGTGATACGTTTTATAATAACTTAAAAAAAGATGGAAGTATAATTACGAATTATAAGTTATTTTCTAAATATTTATTTGAAATTATTTATAATTTATATTGTCTAAATTTAAAAGGAATAATACACAAAGACTTACATTTTAATAATATTACTATTAATAACAAATTTCACAATAAAAAACCTAAAAACGTGTATGACTTATATAATATAAATAGTAATGTGAATAAAGAACATTACAACTATCTTAATAATATTCAATTAGAAGGGGTTAATGATTTAAGTGATAAAAATTATATATATAAATTTAATAATAATAATAATTATATCAAT